GGTAAATAATGTAGAATCTCATTTAGAGATTGCACTAGCAGGTTTTAAAAAAGGAGAGGTCAATGTCTTCACGGAGTATGGAAAACTTTTTGTCGAAGGGCAACGGGAGGACACCGAATCCGACAAGACATTTATCCATAAGGGACTGGCTCAAAGAAGTTTTCAACGAGCGTGGACTTTATCCGACGACACAGAAGTCAGGGACGTTGTATTCGAAGACGGACTTTTACGGATCGTACTTGGGAAAATAGTTCCGGAGCATCATTCGCGCAAAGATTATCTCTAAATAATAGAGAATATCGTCGGCGCAGACGGAGAGGTAACTGGCAAAATCCAGTTGACACCTCTCTTTTTTTGTGGTACTATAGATGTATTAAAATAGATTTAAAAATGTCAATAAAACTCGTTTTACTCAAATCTGGAGAAACTTTAATTTCTGATGTAAAGGAAATTTTATCTAGTTCTGATGAAAAACTTTCTAAGTATCTTTTAAAATCCCCATATAAAGTTGTTAGTCAAACTCCCATCATGTTAACTGAACAAGTTGATAATGATGTTCAAGATGTACAAATTTCTTTATCAAAATGGTTTATCTTATCCCAAGATACTGAAATTGCTATAGTACAAGATTGGGTAGTTACTATTACAGAACCAGTTGAATCTCTTAAAAATCTTTACGAGGAAAATGTAAATGGATGATAATGAAAATAAAATTAAATGTCTTCTTTTAGATGTTGATAATGTTATAATTAGTGAAGTTGTTGAAGTTGATTCTCAGATCGGTGACCCTGATTGCAAACTAATCAATCCCTATCTTTTTATCAGTGAAGATGAAATGGTTCCATGGCCAAAAATAACTAATCAAACTGAATTGATGGTTAGATCTTCTGATATCCTAACCATTGCAGATCCAAAACCAGAAATTATTCAAAAGTATCTTGAACTAACTGCCTGATGAGATTTTACACAAACGTCCAGATGGTCGGGGATCACTTCTTGGTTCGCGGTTACGAAAATGGTCGCCATTTCGCAACTCGTGAGAAGTTTAACCCGACTCTTTTTGTCCCTTCTCGAAAGAAAACTAAATATCATACTTTGAATGGTGAGTATGTTGAAGCAGTTCAACCCGGTTCTGTTCGTGATTGTCGTGAGTTCATTAAAAAGTATGATGGTGTAGAAAACTTCAAGATTTATGGTAATACTCAGTACATCTATCAGTATATTTCTGAGATGTATCCTGAGGAAGAACTGAAGTTTGATATTAGTAAAGTTAAAGTTACCACTCTTGATATTGAGGTTGCATCTGAGAACGGATTCCCTGATGTAGAGTCTGCTGCCGAAGAAGTTCTCCTCATCACCATTCAAGACTATTCCTCCAAACAGATTCGTACCTGGGGTATGGGTCCTTTTAAGAACCAACAGAAGAATGTAATCTATCGTTCGTTCAATAACGAGCGTGATCTATTGATGGACTTTATTAACTGGTGGATGGTTGAAGAAAATACACCAGAAGTTGTAACTGGTTGGAATATTGAATTGTATGACATTCCATATCTTGTTCGTCGCCTAGATCGTATTCTGGGTGAAAAACTGATGAAGCGTATGTCTCCATGGGGACTGGTGACCGAAGATGAGATTTATATTGCTGGTCGTAAACATATCTCTTATGATGTTGGTGGTATTAGTCAACTTGATTATTTGAATCTTTATAAAAAATTTACTTATAAAGCGCAGGAATCATATCGCCTCGACTATATTTCAAGCGTGGAACTTGGGCAGCAAAAACTTGACCACTCTGAGTTTGATACCTTTAAAGATTTTTATACTAAAGGGTGGCAAAAGTTTGTAGAATATAACATTATTGACGTAGAACTTGTTGATCGTTTGGAAGACAAGATGAAACTGATCGAACTTGCTTTGACTATGGCATACGATGCCAAAGCAAATTATAACGATGTGTTTTCACAAGTTCGTATGTGGGATACGATCATTTATAACTATTTAAAGAGGAGAAATATTGTCATTCCTCCTAAAGAACGTTCCGATAAGGATTCTAAGTATGCAGGAGCTTACGTCAAGGAACCGATTCCTGGAAAGTATGATTGGGTTGTGTCTTTTGACCTTAATAGTCTGTACCCTCACCTTATTATGCAGTACAACATTTCCCCAGAGACGCTCTTGGACGAGAGACACCCAATGGTTACAGTTGATAAGATACTTGAAGAGCAAATAACCTTTGAGATGTATAAGGACTATGCAGTGTGTGCCAATGGTGCCATGTATCGTAAAGATGTGCGTGGGTTTCTTCCAGAATTGATGGAGAAGATCTATAAAGATCGAACTATCTACAAAAAGAAAATGCTTGCTGCCAAACAGGAGTATGAGAAGACAAAGACAAAAGAGTTGGAAAAGGAGATTGCTAGATGCAACAACATCCAAATGGCAAGGAAGATTCAACTTAATTCTGCTTATGGTGCTATCGGTAACCAGTATTTCCGTTATTATAAACTAGCAAACGCAGAAGCAATTACACTTTCCGGACAAGTTTCTATCCGATGGATTGAGAATAAAGTTAATGGATATCTAAATAAACTTCTACAAACAGAAGAAGTCGATTATGTTATTGCATCTGACACCGATTCAATCTATCTTAATATGGGACCTCTTGTTACTAAATTTTTTAGTAATCAGTCTGATGATAAAACAAAGATTGTTGGAATACTTGATAAGATCTGTCAAGAGAAACTGGAACCATTCATCGAATCTTGTTATCAGGAACTTGCGAATTATGTTTCGGCGTATGAGCAAAAGATGCAAATGAAGCGAGAGAATATCGCTGAGCGTGGTATCTGGACTGCGAAGAAGCGATATATTCTCAACGTATGGAACAGTGAGGGTGTTCAGTACAATGAACCCAAACTGAAGATGATGGGTATTGAGGCAGTCAAGTCTTCTACACCTGCCCCCTGCCGTCAGATGATTAAAGACGGTCTCAAACTAATGATGAATGGGACTGAAGATGATGTTATCAACTTCATCGAAGAATGTAGAGTGAAGTTCAGAAGTCTTCCTCCAGAGGAAATTGCTTTCCCAAGAACTGCTTCAGATATTCGTAAGTATCACTCTTCATCAGACATCTATACTAAGGGTACTCCTATTCATTGTCGTGGAGCACTTCTATTTAATCACTACGTGAAGCAGAAAAAACTTACTAATAAATATTCACTTATCAATAATGGGGAAAAAATTAAGTTCCTCTATTTGAAAAAACCAAATATCATTCAGGAGAACATTATCTCCTTTATTCAGGACTTCCCACGGGAACTTGGTCTTGACAAATACATCGACTATGACCTACAATTTGAAAAGAGTTTTGTAGAACCCCTTAAGTCTATTCTTGATGCTATCGGGTGGAATGTCGAAAAAACTGTAAACCTAGAATCGTTTTTCTTTTAATGGATCTTCCTATTAATGATAAAGATCTTGCGACTATTGTGAGCGCACTGCATCTTGGCGGTGACACCGCTTTATATCAAAAACTTAAACTGGTAAAAGAGATTCGTCAGGAAAATCCTGGCGGACCCTACAAAAAAATTCTTCGTGAGCAATATGGTATTGCAGCATAATGTCAATAGAATTACCAATTACAAAAAAAGACTTAGATACTATTATTGAAGCATTAAAAGGTCCTCATCCTGATCTTTATGCTAAGCTTTGGTGTTATAAAATTAACTACATGAATAAGGAGAAAAATGATTAAACTAAAATATCAACTTAAAGAGCATCCAAATACAATACTTTTTAAGTTCTTTAAAACTGAAGAGCAGGTAGAGATTTTTAAATCTCAAAATTCACATTATATTTTTAGGTGATTTATGGACTTTCTTAAAGATATTGTAAAAGAGATTGGTGATGACTACACCAAACTAGCATCAGACATTGACGAGACTGAAACTTATGTGGACACAGGTTCGTACATTTTTAACGCACTGGTTTCAGGTAGCATATTTGGTGGTGTATCTGGGAATAAGATTACTGCTATTGCTGGAGAATCTTCTACTGGAAAGACTTTCTTCAGTCTCGCCGTTGTTAAGAATTTTCTTGATACCAATCCCGATGGTTATTGTCTCTATTTTGATACTGAGGCTGCTATCACCAAATCTCTTTTAGAATCGCGTGGAATTGATACTTCTCGTTTGGTTGTTGTGAATGTCGTAACCATTGAGGAGTTTCGTAGTAAGGCACTCAAGGCAGTGGATATCTACTTAAAAAAACCTGTAGATGAACGCAAACCTTGTATGTTTGTGTTAGACTCTCTGGGTATGCTCTCAACTGAGAAAGAGATTACTGATGCACTGAACGACAAACAAGTTCGTGACATGACCAAATCTCAATTGGTCAAAGGTGCGTTCCGTATGCTTACTCTCAAGTTGGGTCAGGCAAACATTCCAATGATCGTTACTAACCACACCTATGACGTTATCGGTGCTTATGTTCCTACTAAGGAGATGGGAGGTGGTAGTGGTCTTAAGTATGCCGCTTCTACTATCATTTATCTCTCAAAGAAAAAGGAGAAAGATGGAACAGAAGTCATTGGAAACATTATCAAAGCAAAGACTGCTAAATCACGTTTAAGCAAAGAGAATAAAGATGTGGAAGTTCGCCTTTATTATGATGAGCGTGGTCTTGATCGATATTATGGTCTTCTTGAACTCGGTGAGATTGGTGGACTTTGGAAGAATGTAGCAGGACGTTACGAAATGAATGGTAAAAAAGTATATGCTAAGCAAATTCTTAAAGAACCGGAACAATATTTTACTGAAGAAGTAATGAATCAATTGAATGAAATTGCAAAAGAAGAATTTAGTTACGGTAAGTGATTATGAGTGGGAGAGTAATTGATTGTTTTCCATATTTTAATGAGAAAGAATTATTAGAACTAAGAATTAAACTTTTGTATGATTACGTCGATAAATTTATAATTACCGATGCCAATTATACACATAGTGGAAATCCAAAACCATTTACGTGTAAAGCGGAATTAGAAAATCTAGGATTGGTTGGAGATAAAATTCAAGTTATTGAATTGGATTTATCTGATGATAAAATTTCAAATCCAGATGATTATGATAAGTTCTGGGGTGGGAATGAGATAACATTGGGAAGTAGAGAACGGTTGCAAAGGGATGGTATATTAACTATCTTGGACGAGTTTGATCAGGATGATGTTTTTATAGTTTCTGACTGTGATGAAATTATAAATCCTCATACAATACAATTTCTATCTAATATCTTGAGATATCAGTATGATAATGTTTTGAAAATTCCACTGGTTCTTTTGGAAGGAAGGGCAGATTTAAGATCTTATCGAACAGAAGATAATACTGAAAAACCATGGGATAGATCCATGTACATGTGTTTAAAACATCACTTAGAAAAATGCTTTCCAACACAAATCAGATCAGAATATTATCTCCCATTTAGTGTGACATATGCTTATGAGAATGGGAATAGACTTATTGATCTTGGTTGGCACTTTACCTGGATGGGTGATACAATTAGACGAATTACAAAAGCAGAATCATTTTGCCATTTTTCGGATCATTTGATAGAATATATGAAAACTTATGTTCCAAATGAAAATGAACTTAGTCCAGAATCAATTTATTTTAACCATACTGATTATATCTTAAAAAAATATCCAATCGAAAATTTACCAAGTTTAATTTTTGATTTGCCAAATGTAAAAAATTTTTTATTACCAAATAATGGAACGAATTGAGACTACTATTCTTAGGAACCTTGTTTTTAATGAAAATTATTCAAGAAAAGTTATTCCTTTTATTCAACCAAACTATTTCGATCAGAGGACCGAAAAAGTAATCTTTCAGGAAGTGGTTAATTTCATTGTTAAGTATGGATCTTCTATTACTATTGAAGCACTCAATATTGAAGTGGAGAATCGGACTGATCTTACTGAGGGTGAAATAAAGGAAATTCGTGATATTACAAAGATTTTGAATGATTCTCCTGTGGATGGACAATGGTTACTCGATACTACAGAAAAGTGGTGTCGTGATCGTGCCATCTATCTTGCACTTATGGAGTCTATCACTATTGCTGATGGGCAGGACGAGAAAAAGAATAGAGATTCTATCCCCAGTATTCTCTCAAATGCACTGGCAGTGTCATTTGATAATAATATAGGGCATGATTATCTTCAAAATTATGAAGAACGTTATGAGTTCTATCACAAAAAAGAAGATAAGATTCAATTTGATTTGGATTATTTTAATAAGATTACTAAAGGTGGTTTACCCAATAAAACTCTCAATATTGCTCTTGCGGGAACTGGTGTAGGTAAATCTTTGTTTATGTGTCATATTGCAGCATCTGCTCTTCTACAAGGAAAAAATGTATTGTATATTACTCTTGAGATGGCAGAGGAAAGAATTGCTGAGCGTATTGATGCCAATTTACTAAATGTTCCAATTCAACAATTAGTTGAATTGCCACACAAAACATTCGAAACAAAAGTTTCTAATTTATCTAAAAAAACTCAAGGTTCTCTTATAATTAAAGAGTATCCTACTGCATCTGCACATAGTGGACACTTTAAGGCACTTCTTAACGAACTTGCACTTAAGAAATCATTTAAACCTGATATTATTTTCATCGATTACCTTAATATATGTGCTTCCTCCCGTTATAAGTCAAACTTTTCTGTCAATTCATATAGCTATATTAAAGCAATTGCAGAAGAGTTACGTGGGTTGGCTGTTGAAGCAAACGTCCCTATCGTATCTGCCACGCAGACCACTCGCTCTGGTTATGGTAGCAGTGATGTTGAACTTACTGATACTAGTGAATCCTTTGGTCTTCCTGCTACTGCTGATCTTATGTTTGCCCTTATTAGCACTGAAGAGCTTGAGCAGTTAGGACAACTGATGGTTAAACAACTTAAAAATCGATACAATGATCCAACAATCTATAAAAGATTTATTGTTGGGATTGATCGTGCAAAAATGAGACTTTATGACTGTGAGCAAACTGCTCAAAAGGATATACTTGACTCTGGACAAGAAGAAGAGTATAATAGCGAAGAGAAACCTAAAAAATCGTTCGAGGGATTTAAATTTTAATGGAAACTCCAAAACATGTTGATTTTGATAAGTATGCAGAGTTTGTGGATGCCGTAACTTCTGATGCATCCAAGGACTTTCTTGCTCTTTCTGATCGTCTGGTAGAACTTGACGAGAAGGGAGCAAATATTGAACGTCTTCTAACTGCTTCCGTTGGTATCAATGCTGAGGGTGGTGAATTTATGGAAATTGTAAAGAAGATGATTTTCCAAGGCAAACCTTATACTGAGGATAATCGTGAACACCTGATTATTGAACTTGGTGATATTATGTGGTACGTTGCTCAAGCATGTATGGCACTTGGCGTAACTCTTGATGATGTGGTTGCTCGTAATGTTCAAAAACTTCTGAAGCGTTATCCTGAGGGTGCTTTTGATGTTTACTTTTCTGAAAACCGTGCTTCTGACGACCGATGACTAAAAATAAAAAAGTTGTACTCAAAATGAGTTTTGAAGAATCAAGCGATGTTCTTATGGTTTTGATTGATGCTCAAAAGGGTTATGCTAAAGGTCCTACAGAACCAAAAAGAATTTCTAATATTCGTGAAGTTCTTTTGAATCTTGATGAAGCAATGGAAAATTATATTGGTTCTAAAATCGAAGAATAAATATTTAAAAAAATGTCTTTGATTGGAAAGAGAACGGGAAGACCAACTACACGAATACAATTTGATTCTATTTTAAAAACATTTTTAATTTATTTGAAAAGAGAACTTAGAATCTCATTTGATATTCCAATCATATTAATTGATGATGCAGATTTTGCTAAAAAATCATTTGCATTTGGATATATAACCAAAGATAAGATTATATATTTAAGTGTAATTAATCGCCATCCAGTTGATATTTTACGAACACTTTCTCATGAGGTGGTACATTATAAACAACTTTTAGAAAAGGGTACTATAAAGTCTCATCCAGGAAGTCCCGAAGAAAATTTTGCAAATGCGAAAGCGGGAGAAATAATGAGAAAATATGGTAAACTTCACCCAGAATTATTTGACTTGATGCCCATTAGGTGATATAATTCTTTTCTGGGGATATAGCTCAGTTGGTAGAGCGCCTGCTTTGCAAGCAGGATGTCAGGAGTTCGAGTCTCCTTATCTCCATATTACTAAATACTTTATATTATGTGTAGAGGAATACTCAATATAAAGTAATGAAATTATTTTCAAAGTTTATAGTAGAAGCAACTCCAGCATCCGATCAAGCAAAACGTTTGGGATTGGTTGGTGATGGTCATGGTGGTTGGTATAATAGGGCAACTGGAGAATTTGAAGCAAAAACAGTTGGTGGAACACTTCAATACTTTAATAAGCGCCAAAGAATTCCTGGAAAAGATCCAGCACAAACTCCAAGAGAAAAGCAAATTGCTTCTTCTAGTTATAATGATCCAGCAATAGCACAGCAAGTTCAACAATCCCAACAAATTCCCCAAGAAGAAATTCCTCAAAATTATCTTCCTGTTGAAAAGGATAAAGGAACTTTAACTATTGTTTTCGGTAGATTTAATCCGCCAACATATGCTCATCAAGAGTTGATGGATACTGCATCTCAAATTTCTATGGAAGATGGTGGAGATTATATTATTGTTCCATCCAGAAGTTTTGATCCAAAAAAGAATCCTCTTGATCCCGATACTAAAATATTTTTCATGAGAAAATTATTTCCCGATCATAGTGAAAGAATAGTTAATGATCCAAACCAAATTACAATTTTTGATACTCTAAAGAAAGCACACAATGATGGTTACGCAAATGTTAGGATAGTATGTGGATCTGGAAGGGCAAAGGAATTTGAAAATTTATCAAATAATTATAATGGACAATTATATCAATTTGATATAATTGAAGTTTTACCTGTTGGTGAAATAGACGCTGATGGAAAAGAAGTTGATGGAATTACATCTTCAAGACTAAGACTTGCTGCAGCTGAAGGTGATTTACCTACATTTCGCAATTTAATTCCACAGTCGATTCCAAGAAAAGAAGTTATTCAATTATTTGACTTAGTTCGCCAGGGAATGAATATTCAAGAAATACAGCAAGAAGGATATAATTTGTGGGAGATTGCCCCAAAGTTTGATTTACAATCTTTACGCGAAAATTATTTTTCTAAAAAAATATTTAAAGAAGGATCTGTTGTAGAAAATTTAAATACAGGTCTTAGAGGTAAAATTATTCGTAGAGGTACTAATTATCTTATTTGTGTTACTGAAGACGGCATGATGTTTAAATCTTGGATTAAAGATATTTCTGAATCTTACTGTGAGAAAACAATGAGTAGAAATATGAGAGTTCCTGGAAAACCAAATACTCTAATTGGTGCAGATGGGTACCGCAAAAATGCTATGAAAACAATGAAACTTGATAGTATAAAGAATTTCATAAATAGAAATATAAAAAAGTAAAGTTTAGAAAAGTTTTCTCATGAAAAAGCATATTGCTGAAGATTTACCTGCAAGAAAACATCCACAGGCTTCCTTATCAAATCCGTCCGATTCTGGGAGAGATGATAGGGGTGGAGATAATAAGGGTGATAAGACCCCAGAACAAAAAGTAAAGCAAGCTGTATATGACATTAGATATAGAGCAAGAAGAGAGAATTTGCCTTTAAGACAAGCGTATTCACAATACATGCAAAATAGTTCTATGGGTGAGAGTGAAAAATTGGAAGTTAGAAATAAATTATTTGGTAAAGGTGGCAATATGAATGAAGATTATTATGGAAACGTTTCAGAATTGGCATCAAATTCTGTTGCAAACGCATTGTATAATGTCTTTGTAGAAAAGAAAAATGAAGCAATTGATATTAATCAACTTAAAAATGAATTAGAAGAGGCAGCATATACTAAAGGAGATAAGAAATACAAAGTAAGAGTTACTGATAAGAATGGTGTAAGTTATGTTAGATATGCAACTCGTGAAAAAATTAATTCATTAAGAGCAAATCCAAATATTGAATCTGTTGAAATGACCGAATATGGTGAACCATATGAAGGTGAAAAGAAGAGGGGGGAGCAAACTGCTGCATCCACATCTGGTAAAGACTGGGATAAAGATGGTAAGAAAGAAAGTCCTGCTAAAGAGTATCGTGGAGTAGTTCATAATGCAATTCAGCGTAAGAGGGGTGGAGTTCCTGATGGTAAAGATACTTCAAGTGTAAAGGAAGAATTTTTAGGTGAAGTGAATGATGAAACTATTGATCAGGTTGAAACCAAACCTGAATTTGATGTTATGAAGAAATCTAAAAAAAATAAAGTAACAGTATCACCTACTGTAAATGAAAATTCTTACTCACAATTTTTGAGCATGATTAATGAGAAAAAAATGACTAAAAGTGATGTAAAAAAGGAAAAAAAATTAAAAAAAAAGTATGATAAGTCTGGAATGAAGGCGTCAATGCAAAAGCAATATGGATCAAAAAAGGGTGAAGAGGTTTATTTTGCAACGATTCGTTCACAGGCAATGAAAGAAGAATCTGATACTGAACCAAAACCTAAGAAAAATAATAGTGGTTGTAAGGATCCTAGAGAAATTCCAACCATGGTTTCAAATGTGAAGAATAAGTTAAGGGCAATGGGGCTTAAAATGTCATATGAACTAGAAGGTGAACTTATTGATGAAAGAAGAAGGGAAGATAAGGGTAAACCAAGACGTAGAAGAAATCCTGTTATTGAAGTGATTAGAAAATCGCCAGAAGGCAAAGGTATTATGACCAGAAGTGGTAAAATTGTTGCTCAACATGAAGCGGAGAGAGGTGTTCCTGAAAGTGATCGTCCCAAAGAGAAGGAGGAAACAACCGCAGATAGACTTGCTACAAAAAAACAAAGACAAGCAGCACAAGTAGCGTCAAGAGAAAGAGCAGAAAGAGACGAAGAAAGAAGACGTAGACTTGCTTGATACTAAATAACCCAGGATACTCTTCACACGGAGGACATCATGGGCGCAGTAGTATCAGTGGTAAAACCACTCATTCTTTCGATTGCAACGCATCCAGCTGTTAAAAAACTTGTTATTGAACTGCTTGAAAAGTATGTAAAATCCACTGACAATAGCATCGACGATATGGTTCTTGCTACTGTTAAGGAACTTCTCTTCAAGCCACAAGATGAAGGATGATTACCTGTTTTGTAACTAACTGGGGAGTAACCATTGCTTTAGGTCTACTGTTAACACTCTCTGAGTGGTTAGCAAAAACAAAAAAATTTGAAGAGAATGGGTTACTTGATTTAATCACACACTTTTTAAAAGTAGTTTTACGCAAGGAGACCAAAAAGTAAAGGTCTCTTTTTTTTATAAATATCAATATAAAAGAATTCATAGGTAAGGAAACATGTCTCTTTGGGGCAATAACGACTCGGTTTATTCAACAGGCACTATTGCCGTCAATCTTGGCACTAACCTTGTAACTGGTACTACTGGTGTTGTTACATTTACAAGTGCTGGGATTAAAACTGGCGATGTAATAACTGTAGGAACTGGAGCAACTTATGGTTATGCGATTATTACTGGATTCACATCCACAACAATCTCTATTGCCAGCACAGCAAACTTTATTTCTGGTTTAACAACCGTTACCGCTGGTGCTTCCTATAACATTTCGGAGGAACCAGTTTATACTCTTGGCGATTCAATCTATAGAGCACCAGAATCAAAGACTTCTGGATATTCTGCTAATCCTTTCTTCACTGGTGTATTTGGTGTAGATGCGGTTGAAGTTGGTGTTGCAGCAACAACTGCATACGCTGTCGGACACTCTGGATGGGTTGGAGTTACAACTTATACAGATATGCACGGAAATCTAAGAGTCAAGCACGAGGTTCTAGTTGCTGGTGGTATTCTAACAACCACCGATGCTGATGATGACGCACAATTCCCAGATTCCTGATAAAATTTTGGATATGGTATGAGATTTGACGAATTAAATAAGGATAATTATTTGTTATTCGCTATAAAATATTATGATAATCCCCAATCTGTTACGAGAGAGGATTTTGAAGATGATTTGAAGCGCATAAAATATGTCAAAAGATTGTTGAAAAGATATAAAAAAGACGGTGCGTTGAAAGTTCATTTGATACTTAACCATCTTATTATTTTATTCAATGTTTTTGATGATGCTGCAGTACCACTTTTGTTCTATAATTTAGAGCAAAACTTGTGGCCTTCATTAAAAAGTTTTTTATTATTTTTAAATCGTATTCCAGAATATCCACGAACAACAATTTCTGACATTCAAGAAGATGAATATTGTTTACGAACATTACGAGAAATCTAATGAACATCGATAAAATCATCAATATAATCAGAACTCTTAAGGAAGAGGCAATGGTTACTTCTAGTGTTGTTGGAAAAGCAGGTTTCGGTGGAAGTGCTCAGGGATTTGATTCTGGACCAACCGCAGGATATGATAAACCATTATTTGATGGTAGAAGTAAAGTGGCAAGAAGACTTCCTCCACCATACAAAAATGCATTAATTAATTCTAAGAAAAAGAGGAAATGAAATGTTCTCCCAAGAATCAAAATTAGCGGTTCTTGAATCTAAACTCGGCATTTATGAAGATCTATCCCGCGAAATGTTATCAAAACTAGAGGCAGCAGTAGATAAAATTTCCGAAGGTAATTCGCGTATTGCTACAATTCTTGCAAAGCATGATGAGAGAATAGAACAAAGTATGAAAAATGATGCTCTTCTTGTTAAGATGATAGATGAAATGAAGGAAGATAATGATAAAGAACATAAAGTAATATCAGATAGATTTAATAAAATTGATGAAAAGATAGAAAGTCTTATTAAATTTAGATGGCAAGTTGGTGGAGTTCTTGCAGTAGCAGCAGTAGCAATTACGGTCATCAACGCTTTCCTCCCAAAGTTCTTGACTTCTCAACCTCAACAGGTTATAATAGAACGCACGAAGTAATATCTTTTCGTAATGGATTTGGTTGATGCCAAGTATATTGGCTTAGTTTCATCACGCCTTCAAAAATTCAAGAGGGTCAAGTCGGATCTCTACAATTTCCGCTGCCCTATCTGTGGGGACTCCCAACGCAATAAAAACAAGGCACGGGGGTATATTTACTCCGTGAAGAATAACACCAACTTCAAGTGCCATAACTGTGGTGCTAGTTTGTCTTTCAATAACTTTTTGAAAGAGATTGATCTTACGCTTCATAAGCAATATACACTTGAGAAGTTTAAGGAAGGGCACACTGGCAAAAACTTTGTTGTTGAGGCACCGAAGTTTGAATTTAAGAAACCAACATTTAAGAAAAAACTTGATCTTCCTAAAGCATCGGAAGTTTCCATTGCTAAAGAATATCTAGAAAAAAGGAAATTAAATCCAGAAAAGTTTTATTTTGCTGACAAATTTAAAGAGTGGACTAATACCCAAAAAGTTATCTTCGACACTATCGGTAGGGACGAGAGTCGCATTATTATACCAATGTATGATAAACATAATAACCTTATTGGTTTTCAGGGAAGAAGTTTAGTTCCTAATCCGGTTAAATATATCACTGTGATGTTGAGCGATGATTTTCCGAAACTATACGGACTTGAAACCATCAATGAAGAAAAACCGATTTACATTGTTGAAGGACCATTCGACTCCACGTTCGTGGAAAACGCTGTTGCTATGTGCGGGTCCGATGTTGATATTCGGTCGCTTGGTTGGCGCGATTATATTTGGGTTCTTGATAATGAACCACGTAACCGAGAAATCGTCAACCGAATCTCCAAACTTATCGATAGAGGAGACAAAGTAGTTATCTGGGGAAACAACATTATAGAGAAAGATATTAACGATATGATCCTTGCTGGACATGACGTTATGTCTATGTTAAAATTGAATACCTACTCAGGCTTAGAAGCAAAAGTTAAGTTTAACAACTGGAAGAAAATATGAGCAACGGAACAAAAGTTGTCAAGAGGAATGGCACTACTGAACCTCTTGACCTGAATAAACTCCACGTTATGGTGGATGAAGCGTGTAAAGATCTTGCGGGAGTTTCTGCGAGTCAAGTTGAGATGCAATCTGGTATTCAATTTTATGATGGCATTACTACGGCAGAGATTCAAGAAATTTTGATTCGATCTGCTTCTGACTTAATTGATCTAGATCATCCAAATTACCAATTTGTTGCTGCTCGTCTATTGCTGTTTGCTACCCGCAAGCAACTTTATGGACGTATGCATGAGTTTCCTTCTCTAAAGCAGCATGTCGAACACTGTGTTGAGGAAGGAGTTTATGATGCAGAAATTTTCAATCTATATACTGAAGATGAGTTTGATAAACTTCAGTCGTATATTGATCATAATCGTGACTATTTGTTCACTTATGCAGGTTTACGTCAGGTTGTTGATAAGTACCTCGTGCAGGATAGAAGCAGTGGCGCATTATATGAAACGCCACAGTTTATGTATCTTTTGATTGCGGCGACCATCTTCTCCAAATATCCTAAGGAAACACGTTTAGATTACGTAAGGAAATACTACGATGCAATCAGCAGGCACAAAATCAACATCCCAACGCCAATCATGGCAGGAGTGCGAACGCCACTTAGACAATACGCTAGTTGTGTTCTTGTTGATGTTGATGACACCCTCGATAGTATCTTTACTAGCGATATGGCTATTGGCAGATACGTTGCACAAAGGGCGGGAATCGGCATCAACGCAGGCAGAATCCGTGGCATCAACGCTAAAATCAGAGGCGGAGAAGTTCAGCACACAGGCGTTGTCCCATTTCTCAAGAAGTTTGAAGCAACTGTCCGATGCTGCACTCAAAACGGCATCAGAGGTGGATCAGCGACTGTCCACTTCCCAATCTGGCACCAAGAGATAGAAGATATTATCGTACTGAAGAATAACAAGGGAACTGAAGATAATCGTGTCCGTAAACTAGATTACTCTATTCAGATTTCTAAACTCTTCTATGAACGCTTCATCAAAAACGAAAACATCTCACTCTTCAGTCCACACGACGTTCCTGGTCTGTATGATGCTTTTGGCACTCCTGGATTTGATGAGT